TGAGCCGGCTTCAATTTTGTTAATCTCAACCTGCGCCAAATCGGTTGCTTGGTCAATCCTCTTTTCTTCCAAGTCCAATTTCCGGTCTTCCAGCGCCATCTGGAGCCGTTCCTTGTCCGTTGTGATGAGGTCACCCGCGACCTTGCCCACCCCTTCAATTATTGACCCTATTCCAATTAAGTCCATTATTTGAGTCCTTGCAAGGTGCGGTTTATCCATCCGAGAAGGAACTTGGATTGGGATCTGTCTTTGTTGCAAATCTGTGCATACCGACTAATTTTTGCAATAGCGTATGCAGGCAAAAACTTTTCCGTCGTCGAAATGTTCAATCGCTCAACTGTCTTCGCACCTATCGCACCATCCGGAGTAACACCAACAATCAATTGGGCAAGTTTGGCGGCAACCCCGACCCCGGTGTTGACTGCAAAATTAAAGATGGTTTCTGCGATTGCTTGATTCGTGAGTTCATCACCTCTGACACGATCCCAAAAATTTGTTTTATAGAATTCTCGGACCAGAGGCGTGGCCGACCCAAAGTCTTTGCGGTCAATATGTTGCCAGCCTGCCCACTCTGGATTTGGTTTTCTGGCAATCCCGGCATAAGTCTGTCCTCCCCGGTCACCCGGAATGTCCGTCAGTTGGTATCCACCTTCATCATGGATCATTTTTTCAAATGCAGGATTGAAGTCAGCCATTATTTCCTCGCCATTCGGTCTTCAATGATGCTGATGTGTTTTTGGTTTTCGTGAATCATGTCACGGTTGCGCTGAATTTCTTTTTCAAGTTCTTGCCGCAATTTTTCTCTTGCTAGTTCCGCACCAGAGTTCACGGCTTGCTTGTTGTCAGATGTAACAACAAGACTCATTTTTGCGTTGAGTACAGTAACCTCATGCGTGAGTTTGTCTAGCGCAGACATCAAATACACAACGCAGGTAAATAAAATAGGCAAAACCGCAAACGCGGTCTTTTCTATTAACTGGCTTTTGGCTTCCAATTTCTCAGTCATAGCCCGAACACCTTCTTGAAAAATTCAGCCGCCACTCCGGGGCCAAACAGCACCGCCGCAATCACCACATACAGGATGTGTTCGATCCGCGCCATGCGTTTGGACCCGTCATCAAACCGCCCTTGGATGTTTTCGTATCGTTGGGCGCAGATGGCTTCATGAACACTCAGACGTTTGTCCGTCTCAGAAGCCAAATCGTGAACGTCAGCCATTCTCAGGCTCAACGGGTGCTGGCTTCGACTGAGCCTCCACTTCCTTTTGGATGCCTTTAATCAGCGGGTCCACTTCCACCCAAGGACGATTGCCCAAGTACTGGAGAATGGCGTTCAGGAGGGCGACAGAGACGGTTGCGTTTTCCATGTGTAATCCTTTAAGCGGCGGCGTTGCGTAGTGGGGTGAGGTCTTCCGTAGTCCAGAAGTCCTTGGTAATCATAAGCGTCAGGTGCTCCTTGTTTCGTTTTAAACAATCGGCCCAGTCGGAATCCGACATGAATGCCGGCTTGCCGCCGTTGATCAGGTTTACTGAATCCATAGCGGCTTTGTAGTGTTGAGAAATCATTTCTGGGGTGTTTTCGATCACGGTTATACTCCATTGAGTTGAGATTTGAGGCTCACAACCTCGGCTGATAATTCTTTGATAGCATTCACTAATACCGCAGTCATGTTCTGATCGGTATATTTTAAATACTCTGGGGTCTTAGCGTCAATAATAACTGAGTTATCACCTTCCAGCGCCAAGATGTCTTGAGCCAAGAACCCGTACCGTTCGTCACCCGTTGGTGTCGCGTCATCCCGCGAAAATTTAAACTTAAAAGAAACGGGATTGAGCCTATTAACAAAATCAAGCCCGTGCGGAACAGGTTTTATTTCTGTCTTGTCACGAGCGTCGGAGGTTACTGTCCACCCGACTTTGATGTAGGCGTTTGCGGTGTTGCTGTTTCCAACCGCCACTTGGTAATTTTGGGTTGTAATGGTTACAACAGCAGCCTCGGTCCCAGAACTATACCCGAGACAGACGTTGCCTACCCCCGTGGTTATGGAACTTCCCGCTGATTCTCCAAAAGCAGTATTTGTCCCGCCGGTAGTAACTTGGTACAATGCCAGATACCCAACAGCAGTGTTGTCGGAGGCGGTGGTGTTATCGGCAAGTGCGCCTGTGCCTATAGCAAGATTATTACTACCGGTCGTATTTAAGTACAAAGCAGGTCTTACATTGCCATAGTTGTATCCGCCAATAGCAATGTTATTGCCACCAGTGGTGTTAGAATAAAGCGTCTGCATCCCGATTGCAGTTATTCCTGTGTAACCGGGACTAGATAGGCTGGTGTTGTAGGCTGCTAACTGACCAATCGCAGTAAGTCCATACCCCGCTACATTTGAGTAGCCAGCTTGATCGCCAACACATGTGTTAGCAGCCCCCACAGTATTTGAATAACCCGCTCGATAGCCAATAAACACACCACCATCGTTAGTGGTGTTGCTACGCCCCGCTTGATAACCAACAGCGGTGTTGTAGGATCCAGTAGTATTGTTATAAAGCGATTGAGTGCCAAACGCAGAGTTATAACTACCCGAACTGCTGGCGTTGTTGTATGTTTGATATCCAAAAGCACAGTTATAACTACCAGTCAGCGTTAAACCAGCCTCATTGCCCACAGCGGTGTTGAAACTGCCGGTAGATCCAGTCATGCAATACCGACCAACCGCCGTATTGCTTCGACCGGTGGTATTGGTTTGACCAGCGATAGAGCCGACGTAACAGTTGTCGAAACCGCTAGTGGTGTTCAGACCCGCTTGGTAACCAAGGGCTGTGTTGTTAGTGCCAGTGTTGACATTACCCGCTTGATAACCAAGCGCCGTCAGGTATGGGCTCGCGGATTGAGTTACGCCAGTCAACGAGCCACCAGCCGCCCAGATCGGTGGAGAACCAGACCCCTGCGAGGTCAAGACCTGACCGCTGGAGCCATAGTTAGCGCCGTTGAGACCAAATGCGCCAGAGCCGTTAAAAATACCCCGTGGATTCCCATCCCCATCAGACAGCACGATGACGTTCGACAATGTGCGAATGTCTAGGCCACTTTGGTTGCCGTTGTAACGACCGAGGATGGAGTTTTTGGTGCCAGTGGTAATCAACTCACCAGAACCCTGCCCCATAAACGAGTTAAACCCGCCTGTGGTAATGTTATAACCCGCAGTTACTCCAAAAAAGGCGTTATTTGCGCCAGTAGTATTGCTATACCCAGCCTGATAACCAACCGCAGTGTTATTAGAGGCGGTGGTGTTAGCTGATAAGGCGCTCATGCCAATAGCAGTGTTATAACCACCGCTTGAATTGTTTAAAAGCGACTGATTACCAAACGCTGAATTGCTGGTCCCAGCTACAACTACACCGCCATTGGCGCTGAGTGCTGAATACCCGAACGACGTGTTGTATGAGCCAGTATTATTCCAAAAACCAGCCAACATACCACCATAAGTATTTTGAGTGCCCGTAGTGTTGTTATACCCCGCCTGATAACCAACAGCAGTATTGTTGGAGGCGGTGGTGTTCTGCAATAGAGCCATATAACCCATAGCAAGATTGCTTGAGCCTGTAGTGTTGTCTCGCAAAGCGGCAACACCAACGGCAGTATTGTAATTGCCAGTTGTATTTGCATACATTGTGGAATTACTAATGCCTGTATGTTGGTTACCCAACGCCACATTACCAACACCAGTTGTATTTAAACGAAGTGCGTTCATGCCAAATGCGGCATTTCCAACACCTGTGGTGTTAGAGTACAAAGCACCATAACCAACAGCAGTTACTTCACCAGTGGTGGTACTGTATCCCGCCTGATAACCCACGGCGGTGTTGTTAGAGGCGGTGGTGTTGCTGTACAAAGAATCTGTACCGAGGGCAGTGTTGTTGGAGCCAGTTGTATTAGCCAATAACGCATTAGTGCCAAAGCCAGCGTTGTAGCTGCCTGTTGTATTTGCTACTAACGTGTAGCCGCCAGCCGCAGAGTTTTGCTGTCCAGTAGTGTTTGCTTTTAAGGCTTCATTACCTATTGCTATTCCATAATTTCCAGTTGTGTTGGCTGCAAAAGCACTTGCACCCACCGCAGTGTTGTTGGCTTGAGCACCTGCACCACGGCCTACTCGCACACCATAAACAGTCAGGTCAGTGCCGCTGTACAGCAAGTTGGCAGAGTCAGTCAGCAAACCAGCAGTGGTGGCATATGTCACACGACCAGAAGTCAAGCTGGAGAACGTAATGGAGCCAGACGATGTGATGCCAGTCAAGCCAGTCAGAATGCCTGCATCGCTCAAGATGCCAACAGAGTTCTGAATCAGTTTTCCTGTGGTGAGGTCAAACCTTGCCAGTGCATTGTCTGTTGCAGAGGCTGGGCCAACCACATCACCAGATGCTCCAGCCTTCGACGCTAACAACTGCACAACACCCGCACTATCCTTGTAATATAGCTTTCCATCAGCGGTGTTTATATTTATCGCCAGTTCACCGTTAACCAGATTCGTGTTAACAGGAACAGCCGAAGCCGTCGTGCTGTAGTACAGCGAAATTGGGGTGTAATTAGTAGCAGCCATCAGAAAGTGCCTCCAGAAACGCCTGACCAAGTTGGGGCGCTTGAACCGTTAGATAATAAGACCTGTCCTGCTGTACCCGCCGCAGTAAACGCATAAGCGGTTCCAGTCCCATACGCAGACCCACCCGCAGTCGGAGTGGCCGTGCCATTGGTACCGCCGTAAGCGATAGCCAAGTTGTTTGTCAGCACCAAAGTGTCAGCGTTGATAACGCTAAAATAGTCAATAGCGTTTAAATTTGTGCCGGCAAAAGTGGAATTAGTCTTGTCGTATACAAGATTCAAAATACTGTAAAAACCAGCTAAACTTACTCGTTCTACATTGGTTCCTGCTGAATTTAAGACAAAACAATTAGCCAATGTGATAAAACTACCGGCGCTTGATGTTACAGCGTTAGATGCAGGACTAGCCGCAAAAATAGCAGAACCATCAAGCTGTAAAGTTCCAGCCGTTACACTTGGGGTAATAACTTGGAAACAGTCTTTAATTAAAACATTAGCGCTTGCGTTAGATACAGCCACAGCCCAGCATTTGTTTCCTACAATAGAAACAGTACCAGCGCCAGAAATCTGAACACCTAAAGTACATTGCAATTCGCTGTTGATAATCTCAACATAATTTGTACCTGATTTAACGACTTGCGTATCTACAGTACAGTTTGAAATATAAGTGCTACCAGACCCTGTAATGGTCAAATTAGTTAGTTTTATACCACTAATACGAGCCGCCGCAGACAGGGTTAATGTTCCAGAAATTTGCGTGTTAGCACCAGTAAGTTCAGAGGTGGCAATTGTTGTGTTTGCGCTTGAAACTGTGGGGCTTTCGCTATAACTTCCGGGATGAACAATAACAGTATTTCTACCAGCCCCAACCAAAGTCAATGCCTTAGTAATTGTTAATACGGGGTTTATTAAAGTGCCGTCACCTGTTGTGTCGTTTCCGTCTTTGCCAACATGAATCTCATTTGCGTAGATAGAGTAGTTACCTACTGTTCTACCAGTGCCACCGTTTGCTACGGGCAATGTGCCAGAAGTTATCTGGTTTGCGTTAATTGCAATTGCTGTGTTAGATGCTAAAGTCAATTGACCTTGTGCATTGACTGTATAGTTTGGAACAGAAGAAGCCGAACCATACGCGCCAGCAGTCACTGCCGTGTTGGTGATGCTGAACTGCGTACCCGTGAGGGTCAGTCCTGTGCCTGCGGTGTAAGAACCTACACCAGAAAATTGAACCCAAGTGATGGGGGTTGTGCCTAAAGTGCCGCCAGCGTTAGAAGTACAGACCCAACCAGTGTCAGCGTATAGGGTTCCTTGTTCAATGAAGGTAAATGCGCCGGGGACTTCCGCCCACGAGTCCATATCCGTTGCACGAGTCCATGCGCCCACCGCGACCAAATAAATACCATTGTTTTGGCTCAATGTCTGGTCTTTAACCAAACACCTATCACCAGCAATCAACGCCACCCCGTCAATTGTCTGCGTTCCAGACAACGTGATGTTTGCCGTTGTTGCCGCCACGCAAGAAGCCTTGGGGTCTAGTCCTTGCGCTACTGAATCAACATACTGCTTGGTCGCCAATTGCAATGCAGACACGGGGTCTTGAGTCACGGTTACCGTAGTCAGACCACCCAAGGTAAGACTTGATGCGCCCAAGGCAATTGCCGTTGTTCCAATGGTCACAGAACTATTTGTAAGTCCTGCATTTGGAATTGTTGCGCTGGCGGTCATTACACCTGTGCCGTTGCCGTACACATAGCCAGTCAATGTAACTGCACCAGTACCGCCATTTGCCACGTTCAAAGTGCCTGCAAGGGTTACCGCGCCAGTTGTAGCCGTCGCAGGAGTCAATCCAGTGCTTCCTGCGCTGAATGAGGTCACCAACGATGAGTTGCTGGTTGCGGCAGTAATTTGGCCTTGAGCGTTGACCGTGATGTTGGCGGCGGTGTAACTGCCAGCAGTCACAGCCGTGTTGGCAATCGAAATGGTGCCTGTAGAAGTTATAGGGCCACCTGTGAGACCCGTTCCGGTAATTATAGACGTTACCCCTGACCCAGAGGCCAAAGTCGCCCACGCGCCGTTTAAATAGGCTTCCAACACTTGAAAATCAGTGTTGTAGCGAAGAATGCCGTTGACCGGAGCCACGGATCGATCTGCGGAACTGCCGGCAGGCAACAAAACACCGGCCAATCCGGGCAGGGTGGGGTTCGACGCAATCCCAATTGTTGGCGATCCGCTAACCCCGTTGCCGTTCGTCACAACAATTTGACTCGCCGTTCCTTGGATAGAAGTTGCCCCCAGTCCACCACCAGTTGTGATGGTCATCAACCCATTTGCACTGAGGTTTGCCAAGGCAAGAACCTGACCACCAAGGCTGATTGTTGGGTTGCCCAATACGCCAGAACCGTTAGTAATTGACAGCCCAACGCCGCTAACAGCAATCGATCTATTTGTCAACGTAACCGAATCGGTTTTAACTTGAAACCCAGTCGATGAATTGACAAGAGAAAGTAACGCTCCGGTTGTTGAAATATTGAACAACCCTTGAGCGCCGCCATCTGTCAGCACTAAACCATTGGTAACGCCAACGTACCGGCTGTTTGGCAACTGCGGAGTCTGACTGACCGTCAGGTACGAGTAAGTCTGCGTGGGCGATCCAGCAATAGCACCAGTCGTAGTCTGTTTGGTCACGCCATTCTGAACAATAGGAACCGCCTCAGTGCCGGTAATTGCACCTGCCGCTGGCAGTTGAAGAATGGTGACTTGTGCTGACATTTATGTACTCGTATTGTCGGGCGGGTTCGGCGCAATCGTGTCCTTGTTGCCGGTGTTTGTTGGCGTTTGAGTATTCTGCTCAGTAGAAATCTGGAACTGGCTTGAGCCGTCCATCGCTTGACTGCCAGTCATCAAATAGTTGTCGCCAGCACCAATAGGCGTGTCAGGACGCGGAAACCGCAGGTTGATACGTTCAGTCTTACGGGCGGCAAGACGATACGGGTCAAAATTATCCCGGCATCCTTGATCACACACCCGCAAACCGGGAAAGTTTGGATCTGGTCCCAACGTCACAAAGGCTCGCTTCATCTTGCATCGGTCACACACTCCGATGGCAAGAGACGTAAGCCCAGTGGTGTCAAGAAAGACTGGCATCAGGCGGTGTACACCGAAATATTCGGTGCCCAGTAGATTGGCGAGCGATCACGCTCTTCGGCTTCTGCATCATTCTGATACTTGTCAGCCATTTTCTCAAGATAAGCGACACGATCCATTCCAACCTGTGGCAACTCAAGGCTCATTCTGTGAGCCAGCATCATCTGCACAGCCTCGTACCACCGCTGGGGGATCTCAAGTTCATCGGTCAACGAGCCAACATCCTCGATCTGGCGAGAATACCAGCACACGATCTGCACGAACGCCGTCGATGGCGTGGGCCAGATGTACAGCGATGGAAACGGTATCGTGCGGTCGTACCAATACTGATACGGCTGGTTGGCGGTGAAATTTTTATTTGGCAAGTTGGTGTAGTCGTCGCGGTTGAGCGAAGACATCTGCACCTCAAGCGAGTTGTTCCCGAAGTACAACTCACGCAACGACAACGTCGTTCCTGCGTAGGCCCGGATGCGGTAGTACGCCACCGTCTGGCCGGCTGTGATGTCAGTCCATACCCAAGTGCCGTTGACCACATCAATCGCGCCCAGATCAACCAGCGTTGACCAAGTTACGCCGTCAATTGAGTATTCGTAAATGATCGACCAAGTCCCGGTCGCCGCAGGCAAAATCCCAATTGACCCAATGTAAATCGGGTTGGATACGCCGTAGTTGACCGCAATGTTGCCGTTGGCCGATGTCTGGGTGCAGATAGTCTGCGTATCGCCGTCGTAGACGTTTGCAACCGTTCCGCCAGCAGAAGAGGTGTACGCCCCATTCGGACGATCCATCGTGCGATACAAGACGTTCCAGAGGTCAATCGTACCCTTGGGCAGGTAGTACAGGTAGTTGTCAACCTGTGCGCCGATGACCTTCTTTGTGATTGTCCAGAACTGAATGCCACGGTTGCCAAGGTTTGACAGCAGGAAATACAGCGATTGTCTGGCTGACAGCACCTGCTCAGAGGTCAATTCCTCGGCAAGTTTCCCACAGCGTCGAGCGCCGTGATCAATCAATGTCTGCACATTGATGACGGTTGCGCCAACTGTTCCAGAGAATGCCATATTAACATTTCCATCTATTTAAAGCCGCCGCCTTACGAGTCGGCTGGCCTTTTTCATCTTTCATTGGCCCCGGCATACCACTCATTCTGGCGCAGAATGAATCCTTGCGAGGCCCACCTTGAGGCTGGGGTGCTTTTAAATGCGAACCAGTCTCACGATTGTACTTCTCACGACCTTTTTGCGTAAGAGA